CATATGTTTCAAAGTATGGTGTCTGGCGTGTCGGTTCATTGTCTTTTTTTGTCTTGAGGTTAAGTCTTTAGTAAACCTTTTAATAGAAGCAACTTTAACCATTATTTCTTTCTCATCTTCATTTTATTTTTTTTCTTTTTCTTCTTTTTCTTATTCATAGGCTTTGAACTTGCTCTACTTCCATAATGATAAGGCATTATTTTTTCCCTTTCTTTTTCTTGTTACCTTTCTTCTGACTTTTTAAAATTGCCATTTGTAAGCCTTTAGGTAACTTCTTTTGTTTTTTTGTGAGTTTCATTTTTACCTCTTAATGTAAAACTGTTGAATGTATTACTATAAGGATAACACAAAATATTAAAATCTGAACCCATGTTTTTAATTCTTCAAAAGTTTCCCAAATTTTTAAAAAAAAGTCTTTCATTTGCTAACTCCCTTTTTTGTATCTACTTTCTTAACCTTTTCAAATGACCTCATGCCACCTATTCCAAGCATACCTAATAAAAGTGGCATCATAACCGACATATCAGCTTGTGGTATGATTACACCAAATCCTGCACAAATTGGACTTACAAGAAAATTTATAGCCATTCCTAAAACAGCTACATATCCTGCTAAAGGTCGCCAAGAACTTTGAAACCAGTTCCCCCTTGATTCAGCTTCATTAACCTTTATTTGAGCCAAAGCTAATTGTTGAGCGTGTTTTTCAGCCATTGTGGATATTTCGTGGGCTAGTTTATTTTTAGTGTCTTTGTCCTCTATAAACTTGCCTAATAGCTTTGACGCTACTGGTACTAAACTTGCTATCATATCTTTGCCATTCTTTCACATAATCTTTCGGCTCTGTTAGTTACTTGCCGATACCATTTGGAATTTTTCATCTCTAAACTTGCAGATTTGAAATCTCTATTATCAATATGTTTCTTCATCTTTAAAAATCTGCTTAAACGAGGGCGACCAAGATTAAACATCATATTTGCAATAATCAATTGTGCTTCTTCTGGTAAAATATAAAAATCTTCATATAAATAAGTACACTCATCTATTGTAACATTTAAATCTTGTTCAAATAGTTCATTTACTCTTTCATCATCAATTTTTGTACCAACTTCTAAACCAAACTCTGGGTCTGTTTTTTTTACTAAATGCCCCACGCCCAAAGTTGGCAAGCCTAAATGATCTAAATATATTTCGTTCTTGTAGCCCTCATCAGCTTTTATTTCTTCTTTTAGTCTTTCTATATCCATTGCACCCTCTGTAAAACAAAAGCTATGAATTGTGTGGCAACCATAAAACCAATAGCCCAGAGAACATAGTTCAACTTCTTTACCTCTTTTTGCAAATGATAAATATGATTAGTTTCCAGATGTTCTATCTTATTGTAGAGATTAACTAAATGCTCTTTGCTTGTTTTTGGTTCTAGTTTTGCCATTTTTCAACCTTATATTTTTTTACTTAAAATTTCAATATAATCTAGTATTCTCTGGTACAGATTTGAGTTTACAAATGCAACTCATTTCTCTTTCTTGTTCACCCATTCTTTGTACTTGACCATTTAATCTATCACGAAAATAGGTACAATTGTTAATGTTGGCAAACTTTAAATCACCCTCAAATGCCAAAGGATTAGATAAATAGCATATCAAAATAAAGCAGGGCTTCATGCTAAGCCATTGATTTTATTGACTATTTTCCCAGGGTACGTCCTCATTTCAAAACCTCATTTAAGCCAAAAACCTCTAACATCATAAAGGTAAAGAATAATAATAAAACTCCACCAAATATAAGTTTGCCAGAAAAGTTTGTAGAACCTAATCTTATAGCAACAAACTCGTTTCCAAGTATTCTTAGTATTAATTCAAAACTATTTTCGCCTACTTTAACATCTAATGTTTTTTTATCCGACATAAAAGCCCCCTAAAAAACTAAGTGTCCATATTATAATTGTAATTCTTATAAACATACTAGCCCTTATTTGCTTTCCATATAAAAAATAATAAAACAAAAAATCCAACTATAGTTATTACCAAGCCTATTATAGCAATAATATTAATTATCTTGTCCATTTGCTCCTGCTTGCGATGGACTAACTCTGCTCGTTTTTTTCTTATGGAAATTTCGGTTTTAATAAAGTCTTCCCACCCTGCTTGCCCATATGACATCATTATCATATTTTTTAGGTCTTGTCGGTGTTTTTGCATCTTCTTTTTAGCTATAAGGCTGTCTAAAGCGACCTTTTCTATATTCTGACTGTTAAACATAGATTGCCAAAAAGTAGGGTTCTTGGCTCTTTTTTCCATATGCTCAATATCGCTACTATTTTGCATAAAAGTAGAAACTTGAGATGACATTTCAGATATATCTTTGCCTAGTGCAATGCCTTGTTTAAGGTAATCAACGCACTTAGTTGCACCTGCTAATAATAATCCTATGCTTGCAGGGTCTATAACTCACTCCCTTAGTCTGTGGGTTTATCGGGAAACTTAAAATCTTTATCTCGAATACTAGAAAATGTTTTTGTAATATCTCGTAAGGCTTGTCTATATGTTTTCCAATCTGATGGTATTGTTGTGTTAGTTTCTTGAGCCTTTACTACTACCCAATCACTTTCTTTAAGTAATTCATTTCTTTTCTGTCTTAACATAATTAAATCTGCACTTGCCATTATCCTCGAATCTCCATCAATGTTAAATTAGATGTAGCAGTTTGACCCTCAATAGTATTATAGTTATAGCCACCTCTATTTAAATAGAATGTACCACTATTACCACTTTTACTAGCATAACCTTTAATATTATAAGTTGTTTGAGAGGTAGTGCTTGGTGAATCTAAGAAATGAAAAGGTATACAATTTGAACCTGCATAAGTACTACCATCACCTCTAGTACTTGAGTGCATTTCAGCATTACCACTTGAAAAACTGCTTTGTGTGGTATCTCCTTTACCTATTTCTGTTGAAGCTCTAAATATTTTTGTACCATAATGTTCTACTGTGCTACTCATTGTGGTAGATACTTGTAAAAAACCCATGATAAGTATTTTGCTATTTGTTGAAAATGGAGTAATATTTGCTGTTAAACAAACAACTTCATTTGTGCCAAATAAATGAGAAGCAGATTCAGTATGTGCTTTTGAATGATGAGTAACTGTCTGTAATACAGCACCAGTAGGTGCTTGTAGTGAAAAATTTATTTTTGTTAATGGCATAATTTACCCACCTATCAATGCTGTAATTTCATCATCAGACAAACCTAAATCTTTTAATTTTTGTTTGCCTTTATCTTTATCACTCATATTTTTTTCTGCTGTTTCTAATTCCGTTTTCTTAGTTTTTATTTGTGACCAAGTAACACCAAACTTAGATTCATCATCACTTAATATAGCTGAACCATTTGAATCTTCTCCAATAACTTTTCTAAAACTTTTTTTAAACTGTGATTCTGTTGTTGGTTCTCCAGTAAGTGTCCAATCTTTTATACCTAATTCAACTAATGTGTCTGCTATTTTTATCATATAATTATCCTATGTTAATACACTTGAAGCTATTTCCATTATTGTGAATGTTGATGTTGTAGCATTAATTTGACTATAAACATAAGCACCACTTAATCTTTTATGTTTTAGTTGATAAGTTATAGAACTTGTTGTTGATGGGTTATCTAATAATATTGCTGTACAATTATTTGGAACATTTGCACCATTATAACCAAATCCATAAGTAGTCGCTCCTGCTAAGTCGGTTGAATCTCTAAATACAGTTACTGTTGAATTTCCACCACTTGAAGTATAAACAGGTACGCTAAACATAACTAAAATTTTATTTGAACTTGAAGATGGTGTAATTGATAAAGATGAAACTCCATTGTTTACATATGAAGTGCTATCTGATGAACTTTCACTTGAACTACTTGTGCTTTTTACTTGCAATATTCCACCTGCACTACCAAAAGCTAATTGTCCTACAGCAGTTGTTCCAGAACCAGTAATACTATCAACTGTCAAGGCTGTACCTGCTGTTACATTACCAGTTGGAAACTTTAGTGTATAAGATTGACCTGCTGAATGTGCAGGTGATTCTAATTTTATACCATGACTATTATTGCTACAATTTAACTGTAACACTCCACCAGTTCCACTTGATGTTCCATCACCTTTAATAGATAACCCTGCATTTGATGAACTTGAAACAAAGTTTGTCTTTGCGTTTGTTACTGTACTATCACTTGGTGTTCCAATATCTAAAACATTACCTAATACCATAATAAAATCTATTGTATCTGCTGAAGATAATGTGCCACTAGAGGGCAAAAATGTTATTGTTGAACCAGAAACACTAAAAGCAGTATTTGGGGCTTGTATAACTCCATTTAAGCTTACAATCATATGATTTGCTGACTCTGGAGTAAATGCTACACCACCATTTAATAAATTATATGTATTTGTACTAGATGTTGATATTGCATCTAACTTAACAAAGTTTCCTACTTGTGGTGATTTACCTATATATGCCATAATTAATCCGTTGGTTTGGTTGGAAATTTAAAATCTTTTTGTTCCATACTTTGAAATTTCTTAGTGATATCTCTAAGTTCTTGCCTATATGCTTTCATATTATCTGTCATAGTTACATCTGATAAAGCATAAAAATCTGTTTCAGCTAATAACCTATTTCTTTCTAATCGTAATATGTCTAATTTTTTAGGTGCTGTTACTGATTGTCTTGCTTTTATTTTATCTGCTTCTTCTTTTGGTAAATCTTTTAATCCTACACCATGTATAAAAGTTTTCATCTATGTTCTCCTTAATCCATAAATGTCCATTTTAACAACACTCACATCACCACTTCCAAAATTAATTCTTAAATCTGTTATTTGATGAGTATTTACAGTATGCAAACCAGTTGTCATATAAAAGCTACCATGATTATTATTAGCAAGTGTAGTGCCACCTAACTCAGAAACAATAGTAGGTATACCATTACCTAAACCTCTAAAATTCACACATCTCATAAATCCTGACCAGTATTTTGCAGGTACATTGTTAAACATCAATTCGCCATCACCATTTGAATTGTAATTTCTACCAGTACCTGCTCCCCCTGCTTGACCCTCAATGAAATAAGGATTGGTTTGACCACCACCATAAGAGCCATTAAATTTAAATTCAATTTCTAAACTTGTATTACTTGAACTACTACCTTGTATTCTCATTACATTAATATAAAAAGAATCATAATCATCATAATCCATAGACCATTCAAATGTTGTAGCACCTACAGAAGTATTACTTATATTTGCTAATAAAACTAAATCAGAAACACCACTTACAGTACCAGTAAAAGCATAATTTGCACTTAAATCTAATTTTGTATTTCCTACTGCATCATCTGCAATCTTTGCAGTTGATATAATACCATCTGTTATATCTGATGATGTTAATGGTACTGTTGCAGGTTGTACTCCTATAAATCCCATATTTCACCTATGTAATTTCTAAAATACTTAATGTAGCATCTATTTTTTGTTGAACACTACAGTTTATTTTCAAAACATCAGTAGTTTGCATTACAACTTTACCACCAGTCAAAAGTTCTAATGTAGAGCCACTTGGTATACTAACAGTTTTTGCTAATGAAACATTTGAATTTGTTTCTGTATCAGAAGTATCAGACTCTAATGAAACATCAACTGTAACTGCTGTCGTATGTATGTTACAAAGCAGTAAACCTATAACCACTGTGGTTGTTGAACTGGGAACTGTGTAAAGTATTTCTGCTGAACCACTGGTTGGCATAGCCCCATTTGTTTTAACTTTAAATGTATTTGCCATATATTCTCCCTATCCTAAAGCTATTGCCAAAGGCAAAGCATTTGGGTCTGTTTCTGATATTGTGCCAGTTACTGACATATTACTTGTTATTGCATTACTACTTATATTTATTTGAAATAACTCAACATTATCAGAACCATCATTAATCTTTACTTTTAAAACCCCACTTGTTCCATTATCAACCCAAATTGTTCCAGTAGCTACACTACTTGGGGCTGAACTTCCTATATGAGAAGTGTTTAAAGCTGTTAAAATATTATTGAGTTCAGTTCTAAAACTGCTAAATCCTTGATTCGCTAAACTTACATCTGAAACTTGTGCCATAATTTTTTATACCTCTTTTTTATGTACTTTGCAATCCAAAACCTTTTGCTATGTAATCAAAAGTTCTATCTACTGCTGAACCACTTGAGTTAGTAAAAGCAATAGTAAACCCATTTACTGTTTTTGAAGATATTGTGAATACATCTCCAGTTGTCATATTTTGTGCTGAAACACCAATAGCAGGAACACTAAAAAAAGGGTTTGTATAAGTTATTGTTTTACTCCCACTAGAGGTTTGCAAATCATTTTCTGCGAAAGTTCTTTCTTCCATATTTAATTTTATATCTATTTGTTTCACATTACTAGAGGTTTGACTATCATCATTTGTTAATTTTAACCTAAACTTTGCGAATTTAAATTTGAAAGTAGCTGATTGACTTATATCCCCAAAAGATGTGCAATCTGCTAAAGATGTTGTAGATGTTGCAATTTGCACTCTATGAAAAGCATGTATTTGTTCAGTGCCATCAAATGGTGCTTTAGCTGAATCAAAAAATAATGCACCCCTGCCACTATCAAATAAATCATATGGGTTTTCTGCATCAAGGGTAATTGTTGGTTCAACATTACCATCATATATTTGTGGCAAAGATAAACTATTTATAAAATTGTAAAATCCTTTTGCATCTCTATTTGAGTTATTAAAGTTTGGATTTGAAGTTGTGTCTGTACCACCTAACTCAAAATCACCAGTTGGGCTATCAAAATTACCAACTGTATCATCAAAATCAGTTACAGTATCTAAAGTTAAAACTGTATCTCCAGACGCATCAATTTTTACAGCTAATGGAAAAGTTGTGTCCATTTGATCTAATGCAGTAAATGTATTTGGTATTTCTGAAAATGTTGATATTTGTTGATAGGCTTGTATTCCAGATATATTCGTTGATATTATTGTAGCTTCTGCTGATGTATTTCCATTTTTATCAACTGCTTTAATCAAATATGAACCAACTCTTGCAGGAACTATAGCATTATCACATTTTCTTCTAGGGCATCTTACTAAGTTTGTTGAATTTAGCCAGTTTGCACCAGTTGTAACATTTTGATACCTTATTTCATAAAAAGATATATCTAAATCACTATTTGCAGAGGGTGGTGTCCATGTAAGTTTTAAATGGTCTTGACCATGCAGTTCTACTGCAAAATCTTCAACATTACTTGGTGCATCAACTCCACCAATTATTGTTCTTGTAGTTGAAATAAATGTGCTTTTAGAACCAATAGTATTAACAGCCCTCACTCTGACTTGATAAGTTGCCCCATCAATTACGTTAAGATGTTGATATTCAAGTATTTTTCCCACTGCTATTTCTCTAAAAGAATCTGAAACTGCGTTTCCATTAGGGTCTAAAGTTTGTTTTATTTGAACTTCGTAATTATCAACAAATTGATCTGGAGAAGCCCCAATAGTAATTAATAATCTAGTAATAACAATTCCATCTGCATACTCTACTAATTCATCATCTAATGTAATGCTTGCAGGTGGCTGAACACTGAATGGGTTAGGTAAAGTTGTATCTGGTATTGTTGCTACTTCTTGCTGAGTGCCAAAAGTATAAAAACTATCTTGATGTTCTGAGCATTGTAAATTTACTGTATGATCTGCATTTATTGTCATTCCCTGCACTCTAAAAGGTTTTGCAGAAAAACTTGGTGTTGCATGAGTAACATTAACAATATCACCAATAGCTAAATCAAGGGCTGTAGCGTCTGCTCTGAGGGATATATCTAAACTTGACCTAGAACGCCTTAAAATGATTTCTGCCATCTCTTGGGCTTGATATGGGCTTGTAAACATAGAAAAGTCAAATCTACCCTCTAGTAATAGTCCACCATCTGCTGTCTGCATATTAGCAAATTGATCTGCACTTGCTAAACCAGTTTCATCTACTGGTGGAAATTGTGCTGTATCTGATTGAAAATTTTTATCTGGGTTTATAAAACTTACAACAACCCTATTATATCTTGAGTTTTTGTTTTTGCTTTGAACTGTAATGCCACCAATAATATTATCCTCTGTAAGAGTTATAGAAGCACTACCAGTGCTTTCAACCAAAATATTATACTTACCACCAGTAAAGTTTAAATAGGCTCTAGAACCCCTTACAAAGTCTTTTACATTGTCTATTGCTTTTTTTGAAGTATCTACAACTGTATGACTATCCATCAAATCAATCTGACTAGCACCAGAAAAAGGGGTTATATTTGTATCGCAAACATCACCTGCAACCTGCCAATCGGCAAAATTACTATCGAAATAGCTGTTTACAATACCCATTCCAAATCTATCGTTTCTTAAATAATCTAATAATTGATAAATAGGATTATCTGAATACTCCCATGTTGAACTTGTATCTTTTCTATGTGAGCCACTACCACCAGTAACTGTACTATCAAGGTTTGGATTATATACTTTTTTACCTTTAATTATTGCTTGAACAGTTGGTAGTGAACCAAATTTATCAGCGTTCCATGTAAATCTCAAAGCTAAATATGCTAACCCTCTAAGTCTATGATTTGTTGTCCATGAACTCAATGGTGTTAAAACTGAACAAGCTGTTTGGTCATCAGCACCAAGTTTTGCTTGAACTTGTATCAAACTTGAACCATCAAAAAAATTAGAATCAGTACTTGCAACCTCTCTTGTTGTGCTATCTGTTAAAGAACCAGTTAAAGTGACTAGATTATCATTTACAAAAAGTGATGAAATACTATCTATTTCCCCCTCACTTAAAACCAATGCCATATATAAATATTGATTATCAGTTCCAGAAGTTTCTAAAAAAACAATATTACCACCCACTTTGCGTGTTCCATAAACTACTGATATAAAACTATTCGCACTAATTTTATTGACTAATACACCTCTTGCATTTTGATCGGCTTGTATTTGTGAAAAATCTGGTATATCAACTTCTGGGGTTAGCCAACCCACTACATCTTCAACAACATCAACAACAATATCAACAACATCAGTTACAATATCGACAATGCTATCTACAATGTCGGTAATAAAACCACACATTACATCATTCTCCAGTTACTGCCTAAATTTTCAAAACCTAATCTTTTGAAAACAGCATCAATTTTCAACCCAGTTGTTATAGCTAAAAATATGGGTAATCCATCAGAAACTTTTTTTACACTATCAATCATTGTTTTTAATAATTTATAACTTCTAAAATTTTTCTTAATATAAATAACATGAATGTTCATTACTTGTTCTTTACTAAACCATAACTCAGATTTGTAAAATATACACAAACCAACTAATTTATTTTTGTCTAAATTTTTTAAAAGTATAATTTTCCCTTTTTGTAACATTGCATTTATAAATGTTAAAAGTTTTGGTTTATCTACATCTGGTAAATTCAAATCAGATAAATCTTCATCTTTAAATTCTACAAGCAAATCATAAATGTTTTCTACGTCTTTTTTCTCTGCTTGGTATAAATGAACACTTGTCATACTCTACCCCATTTAATATCCCTAACAGTAAGTGCAGAGAACTCCATGCCTTTATCCCCAGAGAAAAATCTTTGTTGAGAATTGTCGGTTGTTGATCTACCACTGGTTTTACTAAAATTACCCCAATGTGATGTAACTGTTAAATTTATATTGGCTGTAGTTGTATTGTCGCTAATTTTGTACTCATCTATCGTTCCATAAAATAACAAAAATGGGTCTGAGATTACTGCTAAATTATTGTCTAAAAAACCTCTGTAAATAAATACATCATCATTAATAATGTTTTCATTCAATGCAATAGAAATATACGTTTGATCTACGCCAGATAAACTAACAGCTAAAGAGTTTTTTGTAGGTTTATTTGTTTCGCTTACTCCAGTAATACCTTTAAAATGTCCATTTGCTAAATAAGTTCTTGATGAACCAGATACACTAGAGGTTATGTCAAAACTTGCATTAGTTAAATATACTGGCGTTCCAAAACCAAGTTCTACTAATAAAATTGGCTCAATATTACCAGTTGCTAGTTCGGTTTTAACTGCACTTGTTAACCCTCTAGCCATTACAAACTTTCTATAACATCAAACTGGTAATTATATAATAATTCTCCATCTTTTGCTATTTGGCTTGAATTAAACTCTTGAACATCACTTGTTAAATGTACTGTAAATGGCACACTATCATAAGTTACTGAACTACAACCATATAAACTTTACTATGTGCGAACTTAATTAAATCACCTGCTTTTAATCTACCTGCTCCATCACTTGCAAAACCATCTATGGCAATAGTAGTATCGCTTGCAGAGTGTACCCCATTGACTAACAAAGTGCCAGTTTCATTACCTTGGGCGTTCATATAACTCGGCAATGTAATTGTAAAGTTTTCTTTTCTTGACCTTTGCTTAATTATAAAAGCCATTATTGGGGCAAACTCTGATCGTTTCATAGGAGGATATGAAACTGTAAAACTAAACCTTTGCCCTTGTACCTGCCGTCTAAAAGATTTACCACTATCGGTTTCAGAGAATAATGTCTTTTGATTATTCTTAAAATTTAAAGCACTAAATCTAACATTTGGTAAAGCACCACTCATATTATTGCCATTCTACCCTTTTCATTTACAGCTTGATTTATCATATTAACGATAACCCCTCTGCTATTAACTAATAACTCATTAAACCCTCTGGCATCAACTGTATTAATATTGAAATTAACTGTTACTGGTTGCCCCATGCCTAGTTTATCATTTGGCACTATAGTTCCTGCTTGATCTGGAACAAATAACTCAGCACCTTTTTCACCAACTATACTTGGTCTACCTACTGGGGGTCTACCACCCTCTGCAAATCCTTTTATTTTATTTACTAAACTTGCTCCAAAAGCCAAAGCCCCACCAACAGCCACAATATTTAAAGGAAATGGTATTGATTTAAAAGTTTCCATTGCACCTGCAAAAAGGTTAATCATTGCTCTTTTAATAGCATCAGCTTTAAACATAGCCATAGATTTTGCAAACGCCATTTTTACTGCTTCACCTATAAGCATCTCAATAAACATTCTAACAACAAATCTACCTAAATCTGCAAAGTTTAATTTACCAGTCATTACAAAATCTGTAAGTGTTTGTTTTAATTTACCAAAAGTAGCCTTTCCAATATCTTCTATTTGTTTAAAACCATCTTTTTGTTTGTTAACTGCTTCCATAAAACCAACACCGAAACTTTGATAGGCTTGCTGTAACATTCCAACTTTTTGTATTTCGTTATCTATCTCATCACCCATGCCAATATCAACAAACTTTTCTGGAAAAACCTTATCTATTTCTTTTGTACCCTCAATAGATTTTAAAAACTTTCTTACTATTTTTTCAAATTTATCTGATTTTTCTATTCCTAAATCTAATGTTGATGAAAACTTTTTGCCAAATAATGTTATTGAATCTCCAGATTTTTCGGCAGTGTCATCTATTTCGGCAAGTGGAGTTTTAAGTTCTTTAACTCTTTCCCTTAGAGATTTCATGTTATCGTTAAACTTCTTTTTTTCTTCATCTGTCATAAATAACGAACCACCAAATCTGTGACCAAATTCCTCAATGTCAATCATTGTATCTAATATTGAGCCAAGACCAGACCTTATATTGTCCATAAACCCACCGATTAGCAATATAAGTGCCTTACCTTTTCTACCTAACATCAAAAATCCAAGTATCCCCAAAGTATCAAATGGTGCAGGAACGCTTTGAGCAAGATTGACAAGATTTACTATTGATTTTGTTAAAAAAGAAAACATAGGGGTTAAAAAATCTAAAACTTTTGCACTACCTATCAAAATATCTTTAAACCCCTCTACAAGAGTTTTTCCAAATTTTTCTCCTGCTTTTTCAATACTACCAAAGTTCTTTTCTAATTCTCTTTCTACAAGCATCATGGCTTTTTTTAGAAATTCAAATGGAGCAGAATCCATTACAGCTAATTGAAATCTTGTGACCTTATCGCCAATCATTGACAAAGTACCATCAAAAGTCTTTGCCATATCTTCACTAGCACCTACAACTGCTAATGTACCATCTCTAAAAGCATCTAATATATGTTGTCTTGATTGTTCAGCACTAATCTTAACGCCTGCTTCAAAACCTAATAAAGCCTTAACACCTCTTTCTCTAAATAAATCTGCTGAGTTTATTCCACTAGAAAAAGTTCTTTGTATTTGTTCTGCTGTAGTTGCAAAATCTAAACCAGACGCAGAAGCAATATCTCCAGTAATTTTTAGTAATGTATTTAATTCATCTGCATTTTTAGAAACTACTGCAAGATTTGCAGAACCTCTTTGTATCTCTTGTAATGAAAAGGGTACTTGCCCTGCAAACTTCACTAAACTGTCAAAGGCTTTTGCACCCTCTCTAGCGTCATCAAATAGGAATTTGAACCTTACCCTAAGTCTTTCGACTTCTCTGGCTGTGTCTAAAAAACCTTTTGCAATAAAACCTGCACCTAAACCTAGCAAAGCATTTCTAAGATTAAATACAGATGATTTAAGTTTATCTACCCCTCTTGTGGCTGATTGCATAGCCATTCTGGTCTTGTCTTTGGCTATAATATCAATATTTACTTGTTTAGTTGCCACGCCTTGCCTTTGCTAATCTTTCTTGTCTTTCTTGCTCTATCCTTTGAAGTTCGTAATATGCTACCCACATATTAAACTCATCAACTGTCATTTGCAAGATTTCGGAAACCGACTTATGAAGTTTTTCTGCTAAACCAAAGATATTGTATAGTTCTGGGTTATTCTTTAGTTTTTTTTATTATCTTCTAGGTCTGAGTTTCCAGTTCCCATTATTTTAGTAGCAACTTCAGCAATTATATTTGTGTCGGCTTTTGTCTTAAACTTCAAGATATGACTTGAATTAAACATTTTATCACCATCTTTTGTTAAAGCCTTTTCAATAATCACATCAATCAAAACAATCAAATCAGTATTTGTAGCACCTTTAAATATCTTTTGTTTTTCAAGCATATTAAAAGGTTTGCAATAAATCGCTTTTTCTCCAACCAAACCCCACTCTGGTACTTCAATTATTTGAGTGTCAAGGTTACTGTAATGATCTCTTATGCCATCAAAATAATCAAAATTTTCTGACATATATTAAACTGTGCCGATTGTTAATGCTCCATTACCTTGAAGTGCAACTGTTCTTGTAGTCATTCCATCTAAAGTAACGCCAACTGACATACTTGTAACAATGCCAGTTCCAGTAAAGCTTTGATCTCCAGAACTGTTACCCTCTGGCAAAAACACAAAAGATAAACTTGAACCTTGAGTTAATGATTCTTGTTGTGCATTTTCTTCATTATAGTTCATATCAATAGAAGCTGTAAATGTACCTCTACCTGCTTTAAAAGTTTTGCTTGAATCTTCTAATGAAGTATCTTCAACAACGTCATGTGTAGTGTCTATTGTAAAACCAGTAACATTACCGATTGCAGTTCCACCTACAGTAACAACGCCCTCTTTTCCGTGATGTGTAGCCATTTAGACCTCCTTTTGCTCGTCTTGTTTTATCACTTCTTCTTTTTTCTTTGTAACATTTTTTTCATTAGTTTTGTAGCCTAATTTTTTGTAATGCTCCAAAAAATCTTCTGTTATGGTAATTTCGTCATCACCTTTTATCATTGTAATATCTTTAGCCATTATGCACTCCCTCTTGTAAATTCATAGAATACTCTTGCTGTAACTCTAACGCCCCCATAAGGGTAAATTGTACCCTCATCAGTAGTAACGTCAACAATTTGTGTATCTAAAGCGTTTCCATTTCTTGTAACATCATTATCAAGTGTTTCTTCAATAACTTCAACAATTTGATTTCTTACTGTATCAATATTTGATGTTGTTCCCTTACCAAAAGCCACAATTAGAAAATCTATTGTACCAGAATATGTGCCACTACCAGTATCGCCAATGCTTAAAACTTCTCTTGTTTCATCACCAGATTGTATAAACATTGCAGGAAACTGTGCATCTGAAAGTTCTTCAACTTCAAATGGTTCTCTTGTAATTTTTTTAAACTCAATAGGGCTTGTAACAGCATCAAGTTTAGTAATTATATCACTTGCTATGTTTTCTCTTTTGCTCATATACGCATCTGTTTAAAATAAAATTTTGAAAATTCACTTCTCAACTTATCTTCTTCTTTATCACCAATGGCAAAAAAAGGTCGTGTAATTTTTCTTTTGCCAACACCTAAACTATCGTGAAACGAAGCTATCTTTTCTCTTTCTTTATTAGCAAAAAATAATGTGCTTTTTAAACCACCAGTTCTAAAGTCTAAACTTCTAAACATCTTTCCAGTATCAGTAAGGTCTACAAAACCAGTTTGTCTACCCCTCTTTTTTCGGCTTCTGACAGTACTTCTTGCATAAGAACGCATTTTACCACCATCTGGCAGTTTACCTGCTTGTGTACGCTTTGTAATCATAAGAATAGCCATATTAGATACTCTTTTAAGTGCTTTATCTATTACAGATTTTTGTTTTCTAGAAAGTTTTTTTAGAAAATTTGTGACCTCAATAGAATTAATATCTGTTTTTATTTCCATTATCTCACTAAACGTAAATGATGTATTGGTTCTTTTTCAGAATCAGAAACTGTACCTCCACCATCTTCATCATACTCCACGCCATCTCTGAGAATAGCTTGGAATTCTTCTTCATATCTATCTCGGTAGAAATCTATTTGTACTTGGAAAGCATCTTTTCCCTCGCCAGTATCTGGGTCACGCCATTTGGTTAATTGTGGATAAACATACTTCCATAAGCATAAATAAACTACTGATTGTGTCCATTGTGAATCAGTTAGCTTAGAACTATCCATTTCTACTGATGAAACTTTAGTAATGTCTTTATATCTGACTTGATGACGATATCTTTCCCACCATTCCTCACGAATACGCCTTAAAACATCATTTTCTGCGAATTGTAATTGGTCGGCAAAATCTGCTATACCAAATCCTAGGATATCTGGTTGAATTTTTGTAAGACTTGTATTTGTTACATTAAATTCGTTAGTAGCCATTACTCAGCCTTTTTGGTTGTCTTTTTAGGTTCAGGTTCTTCTTCAATAATAATTTGATCTTTTGGTGGTTCTGGTTTTGGTTCTGGCTTTGCAGGTTTGCCATCACTTAAAGCCCAACCTCGTCTATCCCAAATGTCTTTATTGTTATCATAATCTATTTTTCTTCTTTCGATTAATCTATTACCTTTTACAAGTTTTACCATTTCCATAAGTGCAATTCCTTAATAAAAAGGGGTGGTTTCCCACCCCATAAGTTTTTAGTTAGCCAAGCTATCTGCTGTTAACTTAACTCCATAACTATCATGGATTTCGCCAACGCCATAAACTGCTGTAGCAACTATCTCATCTGCTCTTAATGAAGCATCTCTTTGTGATTCAATCTTGAGGTCTTGCATCATTGCTAATGCAAGTGCATCTTGAGAAAATACACCACCAATACTATCATCTGAACCATCTACAGAAATATTTGAACTTTCAAAAATCTGTATACCTGCAATACTTCCAACAAAGCCACTTCTCATTGCTTCATTAGAAAGTTCTGTATCTCTACCAACAAATGTATTTGTTAATGATTTTTTAACATTAAATATTTGCTTTGGGTGAAATACACCATAGTAAGGTGCAGGTGCATTAGCAGTTCTTAAATCTGCACTAGCTTCGAATAAGTCTTGAACAGTTAATTCATTACCTGCTCCACCACCTCTTTCAGTTGAAAAGCCAGTAAATAATGCTGATAAATCAGCGTCAACTTTTCTAGCTATTGCTTCACCAAATAATCTTCCAATATCACCTGCAACATTTCTTGGTGCAGAGTTTCTTGCAAGATCAGTTAGTGTAGTCATAATTCCAACTTCAGAAGCTGTAATAGTAACTGATGTTGGATTTACTGCTGTATTAGAGAGGTCTGTCGCTTCATTTACTGCTGACGCTGAAACTGTCGCATAAATAGGAACTTCAACTGACTTTCCACCACCCACGATTGTGTAGTTTCTGACAAGATTTCTCATAATTGATTGCTCGCTTGCCACGAACAATGCTTCTTGTACTATCTCGGTGTATAACTCCGAAATGGTACTACTGGTTGTTTCGTTAGCCATAATTACTCCTTATAAAAAATATAGCTTCAATTATTATTTAGATTTATTACAGTGGCTTTAGAATCTCTTTGTTTACGCCATTCAGCATATTTTTTCTTGTCCTCTGGATTATTTAAATCTAATTCCCCAATATTTAAAGGCTTATTGAGTTCTTGCCTATCCACATTTGACACTGTGCCAGAGCCACTTGGAGTTGCACTAACAAAGTGTGGGTTTTGTGTTAAAAACTCTTGTACTAACTCGTCAGTAGTAAAAAGTTCCCCTTTATTGTTATACCTTGCCAAACCTTGATTATCAAGTATTTCTACATTTCCCTCATCATTTAATCGAATTTGGGGTTGTAATAACGATACAACTTGATCTGGATTGATTGCTTTATTCTTTGACGCAGATTGTAACAATGACTTATTTATCTTTATATCTTTAAGCTGACTTTCTAACTGGGCTTTCTCTTTGTGCCATTCTTGAGTTTTGGTTTTAATTATTTCCTCAAACTCGCCCTTTTGTATCTTTTGCTTTTCTTCTAATTCTTTTTGTGTCTTTACAGATTGTATTGCAACATCAAGATTATCTACACCTAATTTATTAAGAACTGACTTGCGTTCTTTTGCTAGTCTTGTTTCTACAAAATGATTCACTTCCTCTTGAGTTTTAAAAGCCCTCTCTGGAGGTGGTGTTTCTTGTACCTCTGGTTGCTCTACTTGTTCTTGAGTTTGCGTGGTCTGTTCCACTTTGTTTTCTTCCATTTAATACTCCTAAGTTTTTGTTATTTATAGCAAATTTCTTTACAAATTGCTACTACTCTTCATCTTCTGGCTCTAGCCAATTATAATTACCCTCTTTTTCTGCTATCTCGTGTAATCTTTGAAACATAATTTCATCATAACTAGCGAAATACAAAGTATCTTCTGTTTTTAATTCTCTACCTATTTTTCTAAATTTCTGATAATCTTGTAGTGTTAAGTTTTCTTTTTCTACTATATCCCCTGCTTCTGCTATAATATCTCTCATTTTAATACCTCATTTTCTAAAAATTCTATAAATTTTGGGTCTACAAGATTTTCTTTACCCATATGATATAAACTAAAGTTCTCTGCAAACCACTCTTTGGTGTTTGCATTAGAATATCTAGATGACCCACCATTAATGCTTCTTACTTTTTGCCTTAAAGAATTTTCTATTGGGGCTAAATCCCAAAGACCTTTTGTTTTATTTTTCATTTGATGAACTTGATGTCCAAATTCGTGATAAAGAATATTCCTAAATCTATCTATTTCATCTTCAAAATAATAAAAGGCATTGTGTGGTCTTACCCAACTATCTGATTTCTTTTTTTTCTCTAATTTAACTAATCTTGATGGGTTTAAAATATTTGGAAATTGATTAGCTAAATCTTGCTCTGGTTTATAATAACCTTTTCCTAAAAAAGCATTTCTAAAATCTCTTTGTGTTCTACCATCTACATTTTTTCTATTAAAATATTTTTGATTTATAGATAAGTTTCCATCTCCCATTGACATCAATGCTCGTCTTTTAGCACTTACTGTTACAGACCTCAATTTTGGAACATTATATAATTGTGCTAAATCATCTAATTCTTGCATTATTGCATTTAATTGACTTGCTATTTCATCGTCTAATTTCTCTACCCCAGTAACTTTTCCGACATTACTTGTTCTAAACCTTGAGCCAATATCATATCTTTCGTCTTTTGCATTTTTAGTTATTTGTTTTTGTAATCTGTCAGCAACAAGTGTACTTGAAATTATATCTATTTCATCTTCTTTGACTGGATTTTTTAAACTTGACTTACGACCTTTTTTAAGTGGCTCTGGTTGAGTTTCCTCTACTTCTGGCTCTGGTGGTTGTTCGTCTATGATTTCCTCTACTGTTGGTATCCAAGTATGTCTGCATCTATATCCACCTCTAACTATAAATGGGTCGCCAGTTGATTTACCTTGCCAACCCCTGCTATTCCATATTTCTCTAATTTGTTCCTCAGTAAGAACTTTATTGAGCATACCAACGCAGAAATCTCTACTATCTCTAACTAATGTGCCAGTATATGTAAACTTATCAATTCCAGATTCTTTTGCTTTAGCTACTGTAAATTGACCATGAAACTGCATTACGCTATCGTGGGCTATTTGACCTGCGTATCGTCTTAGGTTGTTTCCTGCCCTATCTGACGCATATTGTGTATGTAATTTTCGTATTGCATCTTCTACTTGTACTTTTTTTGCTGAATCAAACTTATTTTCATTTATGAAATCAACTAATTCATTTATTTCTGCACTATTAGACCTTTTGTAAACGCCATTTATGTGTGATCTAATATTAGAAACCATATCGTCAAATGGTCTACCTGCTATTGTGCTTTGATAAACCTCATCATTAATAACTTTAATAAATCTTTCTGCAATATCCTCAAAACCAGAAAAACTTTGATATTTCAAAGCGTTAATAGTTTGCAAATCTATTTCTGTAAGACTTTTAAAGTTTTGAGGTATATTAAGTTTTCCAAAATTATCTAATACCTCTTTAGCTATTTTGTTATATTCTTCATTTATAATTAGATCAGCTTCACCTAAAAAGTTTTCTTCTATCACCTGCCTTAATTGTGGCTGTAACTGTATAGCTAGTCTTTGAGAAACTAATTCCCCTTTTGTGGCTTTTGTAACTTCTTTGATTACGTCATCTTCTAATTTGTAAAGAACATTTATCATACGTTCTTCATGTTGATCGGCTAGTTTTTCTAATATCCTTGACATAAATTATAGGGTAGAACTTTTCTTCCAAGCCCTAATAGACCAGTAAGCAGGGCTTAAAGTTTTCTGACCTTTTACTTTTTTTAAAACTCCACCCATTCTAGCTAAAAAATTTTTTTGTCTAGCAGGGTTATTCTTTTTAATAGACATACCCCTAGCACCATAAGTTACTTTTTTAATTCTCCCAGTAGATTTATTTTTTACATATACACCAAACTTTTTGTTTTTAGATTCTGCTGTCGATAATCTAAATGGTTTATTAAGTGTAACTTTTCTTCCTTGATATTCAGCCATTATCTTTACCTAAGTCATTGTTTTTATTGGGTTTTTCCCAGGATAAGTCTTTTAATCTATCGTTTATTATTGTCTTACACATTGGACATTTCCATACACTTTTTATAACTTCCTGCAAAGCAATCTTGCACCTTAAACAAAGTTTAGGCAAATTACTTTTTTTTCCTTTTTCTTTTACTGGCTCTGGAAATAATATCTTTATCAAATGTTCCAGACCTACCTCTGCTTATAAGTTTGTTTACTCTTGCCATAGCCCAAGCTGACATAGGTATTCTAGGTCTGCTTCCTGCACTAAGAAAAGCACCTTGACCTCTACGAAAAGAAGCCTTTAAGTCTGCAAGATTAAATAATTTAGATTTTTTAGCTTTAGCTTTTAGGGTTGCAACTGTTTTTGCTGATAAAGGTTTTCTTTTTATAGCCATTATGATCTGTTCCTACGTTGTAATAATGATCTGGGTATTCTTAGACCTGCTTTGTATAAAGCACTAATTCTTTTCAATAAATTAGCCCTAGCACTTCTTTTAGCACCTTTTAAACCAGATAAATATTTTTTAGGTATCTTGGTTTTTTTATCTTTGGGTACTCTACGTTTCCTCGCCAACTGTTTCGCCCTCTACTTCTGTTGTTTGAAACTGCCCTCTTACAGTTCTTGATGAATCAATCTCATCATTTATTGTTCTTATCTTTTCACTATCATCAATTACTGCATCTGCAATCTGTTTATCGATTTCTTTGTTGAATGTTTCTGATCTAATGCCACTTGCTTTTGCCATCTGTAGATATTGTAAATCATTAGCCCAATCTCTTAGATCAAATGTATCTGGATAGTTTACAGAACCATCAAACTGAGCATCTTGCCATCTAGCAAATAATGACCATATCTGTTCTTCGGCATTTTCTAAATAATCTGCTTTTTCAGATAACTTAGCATTTAATAACTGAAACTCGGTTTGTAAAGCAATTCCACTAGCAACCTGCGTACCAGTAGCCCTTACGCTTCCCATATGTGTTATTCTATCAATGGCATCTATTTTATTATTAATACATTTCATTATACCATCTAAATTTTGACCAGATGGTTGAATTATATATGGCTTTAGACTAGCTTCTAAATCTTCTGGTATCTCAATAATTGAACCTGCCCCTGCACTTGCTTCAACATTAGGTGTTTTAACTAAACTTGGGTGGTTTGCCAATCTAATAAGCTGTTCTTTTTCGCTATAGTCATTATAGATTGATTGTTGCAAATGAGATACATCTGCAAGGTCTGATATACCTATAGGGCGTTTATTTCCCCTAAGATTATAAACATTAACAGCAGGGATAACACCAATGGGATTAGGTATTTCATCAATTAATTTTGGCTCTTTTTCTGTATATTCTTTGTCATATTCTTCAAACTCATAAGTCATTATAGTTTCTTCTGTAAAAACTTTGATAATGGCTCTTTCTGAATTTATGTCCTCAACTAAAACTAACATATCTAAATAAAATCTACCACTAGGGCTTCTAACATAATTCCAGTTAATAACATTTTCTGGCGTGTAAATAGAAATATAAGGTCTTATATCTTGGGCTAATTCTTCTGCTCTTGTATTAGCATTTGATTGTGGTTTATCAACAATTACCCAACAATTACCATAGATACTAGCGTTCATCTGAACTTCTCGCATTACAGTATTAAAGTTTCTACCATCTAAATCTGCATCTTTTAAAAATGATAAAAGTTGTGGGTTACCATCTAAACTTCCATAATCTCTAGTTGGTGAAACTCTCCATAAAAAACTTGTATAAATTTGAACAACATTCTTGCAATGATTGTCTACTGGCGTATGCCTTATTCTTGCATCATATTCCTCTGGAGTTTCTAAAATATATCTATGCAGGTAATATCCATTTTTATAATCATCACCACCTAAATAGCTACGGATATAAAACTCCCATCTTTCGATATTAGCGTGCCATAAATCGTGTTTTTTCTGTAAGAACTCTTTATTCATTAACTCCACCTCTGAACTGGACTAGGCACAAAATTCCTTTTAAGGGGAAATAAATACTCAATCAAATATCCTAAAGCATCATTCATATGATCGAACCCACTATCCTTATCTGGTATGTGTGTACCCTCTTTGTATATTTGTCGTTCTAAACTTTTGATAACATTTTTGCAAGATTTTAGAATAAACAAATTATTTTTACCATTTACATTTTTTAGTTTTGAATTAACTGCGTTAATCCTATCCCTCACTAGAGGTGCTGTATTTCTACATTTTACATGAAATCCTGCATTTTTCAATATCGCTATATCAGTTAATCCACCTGCTGAAGTTTTTCTTTGTCTAGCACTAGGGTCTGGATAAACTGCTATTTGTTTATTTTTGTATCTGTTTCTAATTTCTTCACACATTTCATTCGTATTACTACTGTATATCTGTATTTCATCTATTACAATTATTTTATCGTTTTCAATCATACAAACTACACCACACATGGGGTCAACATTAAAGTCTAAACCTATGTGCAATGTGTTTGAATTGTTACGAAATGTTTCAATAATGTTTTTATCTCTACTGAAATTGTAATAAATCATGCCAGAGTAGTTTACGAATGTAGCTTCATATTCCTGCTGAAATGTTCTTAAATCTAAATCTTGTTTTGCTTGTTCTATTTCATCTTCTGATACTTGTTCACCATCTAAAGTTGTATATTGAAAACTTTTCCATTCTTTATTGCTTTCAGCTTGTTTATATAATTCATATGACCAATTACCAAAACCTTTTGGCGTACCACAAAACAACGCATGACCTTTAGTATCTGATAATGTTGGTCTTAACACCTCATACCAAGCTGTTTTGTTTATGTCTTGAAATTCGTCAAGAATTATGAAGTGTAACCCAACACCTCTTAGGCTACTTTCGTTGTCTGAACCCCTAAGTGTAATCTGGCTGTTGTTTTTAAGTGTAATTGTCAAATCACTATGGTTTATACTTTTTACCCATTTATGATAAATCATCTTTTCTTTTAATACGCCCCAACAAATAGCTTTTGCTTGTCTATAACTGGGTGCAACATACCAGACCTTTTTATTAGGAATACTTGCAAACTTAGCTATTTCATTGATTGCTACAAATGTTTTACCAAATCTACGACCAGTAATAAGAACCCTAAATCTTGCATCATTCTTTATAACTTCCGTTTGTGGTTTAGTAAGTGCCATTAATCATATGACCATTGCAAAGGCTCTTCTGTTTCTGATTCTTCTATTCTATCTTTTTGCCCTAATATGTTTTTACCTAAGAATATCTGCATAGTTACATTACCTTTTTCTGCTGACTTCCATTGCAGTTGTCTTAGTCTTAGTTTTTGCTCTGCTCTACCTTTTGTCATAAATTCCGAATAATTCTTTTCTAAAAGGTCTGCTGAACAACCAAAAAAGTCAGCCATTTCTTTATTAGTGCAACCAAATTTAGCAAGTTTTTGAAGTTGTTTTGTATCTATTGTATATTTTTTTGGTCTAGCCATTCCTATTTACCCATAGTTTGGTAACTATTTTTATCAAATTTAGAACCAAAAATCTAATAATTAAAACAAATTCATCTGATTATCTTGATCTACTTTGATAGCTTTATCGTCTAACTCTTTGATTTTCATAAACTTTTCATAAGTTATAACTTCACTCATCATTTTTTGATATAGCTTACTGTCTTTTTCTTTAACAATTTGCATAGCTTCCTCATATTTAGCATCTACTTCTGCTTGTTGTTCGGCAGTAAGCCCATTATCAAATTCTATCTTTATAACCAACTCCCCATATCCAGATATTGTATAGCTTCATCTCTTGTGAACTTGTTTTCATTGATTGCTTTTTTGACCATATCTGGTTTGTTTTGAGCAATCTTTGAGATAGCAGAATTAGGCTTCTTCTTTTGTATTATTTCCACAAATTTCTCTGTATAAAAAGCATACTCGTCTATTCTATCGTTTGTCTGGCTTGGTGCTTCATCTAAGTAGCGTTTATCTGACAACCAAAAAGCAGGGTGTTTAGCAAACTTTTTATCTCCTAACGAATTGTAATATTTATTATACATATCAGCTAATACTTCTGGTTTACCTATCCAGTCTTTTTCTAGTTTAGCATAATTCTTTTCAGAAACACCTTTTCCAATTTTATAAGACACTTTATTCCAAAAAAGAGAGAAAGTTTTATTTATATTGGTTTTAGGTTTATTGGTAGGGGTAGGGGTTAGGGTTAGGGGGCTTTTGTCTAGGTTACCCCCTAGGTTAGCTTTAGGTTCTGGTCTAGGTTTTTTTGGTCTACCACCTAATCTACCATTTTGCTTAGACGCTTCTATTCTTCTGGTAATAAACAAGTATTCTTGTAATTGTCTTTCGTTTTGAAAAACTTCATCTACTAAATGAAAAAATTCATTTAATATTTTTGTGCAAGATTTTTTCTCATTATCAGTAATACAACTTGCTATTCTATGGTATGTCATTTCATCTCTTGGTATACCAATACAACGCTTATTCCAGTTCCAACAAAGCAATCTAATATAAATACCAACCTGCTCATTTGTTAAATGCTGAGTACCTGCTATAAAATCCTCTGTAAAAAGATACCAAGCCTTTAGTTTTTCATTTGGTTTTGAATTTTCTTCTATAAACATAATTAACTCCAATCTCATTTGTTTATAATTTATAATAGGCTTTTAGTAAACCTATAGTTTGTTTTAGGTTAGAACCCCCAGACTTCTTTTCTAGCATTTAAAACAGTTTCTTCTTTCCATATCCAGTTATCTGAATTTGGTATAAGTATTTGTTTTATTTCCTCTGGTGTATCAACCTTACTAAGAAAAAGTGCCATAGCTTTGACTATATGCTCACATATCTTTAAATGATGGCTATATTCATAAAGTTCCAAAGGTTTAAACTCAGCATCTTTTGTCTTTGTAGGTGTTTTTAAATACCAGAGCATTTGCCTTGAATTTGTAGCCTTATGATAAATGGCTTGTTGCATAGCATGGCTTAAAGATATTGTACTTGGCATTATTTTTGAGGTTTTTAGATCAATAAAAAAATCTTCTTTAGTGTTCTTATCCTCAAAATGAAAGTCAGTATATCCAATAATCGGTATATCAAATATTTCCAACTCTACTTTCTTTTGATAATCCAACAATTCCCATTTAAAGGCGTTTTCTTGGAACTGAGAAGCCCCTAAGTCTAATAATGGTATAAGATTGGCTCTTTCTTCTTCAACCCTTGTATCGGTCAAATTAGAGCAATTATCGTCAAATATCTTATACATACGTTCTATAGCTTGTTCTTTTTCCATGCCCCTTAAAAACATATGCAAACCACTTTCTACTGCTGTACCTCTTTCTGCTGAAGCACTACTTGGGAACTCATAGCCAAATATCCTGCGTAAAGCCCATCTTTCTCTATAGAAAGCAAACTCATTCAAATGACTAAACGATAAGGGCAATAAACTCTTATCGCCCCTATCAAATTTTTTAAAATGCTCAATCATCTATAGACCTCACATATTTTTTACAGACAGAAAGATTTTTTTCTATTTTCTCAATAAGTCCAGAAATATCATCATAAACATTACTGCAAATACCAAAATGAATTTTATACTTTCTTAAATTAAACAAAGTATCTTCAATAATTTTAATATCTTGATTTACAATTTCTTTATGTTGTGCTGAACATAATTTTTGAATTTTACTAAGACTATTCATCAATTTTCCCCACTAATTCATATTCAGCAAATCTAACGCCATTTTTTGCTATCATATTGGTTCTAATATCAAAACCATCTTTTCTTAATTCGTGGATTGTAGAACTTAACCGATATAGACCAAAATCTCTAATTGCATCTAAACCAGTTATTTTATAGCCATCAAGCAAATGGTCTTTTACTCTTTGGCATTTTGATTTTTTAATTGTCATAAAACTATCCTTTCTATAAATGTTTCATTGACTCTCTTTCATTGACCGACTTTGTTCTCAAGTCATCTCTGAAAGTCTTAAAG